CGAGCCTCTTTATATCCTCTGTTTAAACAGGAAATAAAGGCTAATGAAATGAGAAATGCAATGATATAAATCAATTTTTTCATCCTAAATACTTATTTAGCCCGGCATTATTCCACCACCAGCAAGCAGACTTTACAGCCCACTTGGGTTGTTCTAATAATTCCGGATTGTTTACACAATCAACTCCCAATGCCTTTGCAGCCTTAGTATAGTTATCGCGACCTGTTATCTGAATCAGTCCGCGCCCTTTATACTTCACTCCGTCGCCTGGATAGATATTTCCCAAGTCCTTTCGTCCTTCATAAGCGGCGCCGGATGCGATTTCCTTATTATGCTTCAAATGTCCGCTTTCATGTCCTATCTGTGCAAAGAAAGCGGCTATCTGCTTATCAGTATTAATTCCATACATCGGCATATAGATATTCAAATATGGAATGTACTTTTGCCGGTTTGCTTCTGTCGAACCGGGGAGAAATGCCTTTAACAAATTGTTATGAATTTCCATTTTCTAAAATTTTAGTTCAATATTATTTTATTCATTATTGTTATATTTTTTCTCATCGGTTTCGCTATCTTTAAAACACTGTGCAAATTTGGATGATAATTCCGAGTTGCTTATGTCGGCTATTACCTTGCTGACTATTTTTGCAGTTTGTGTGATTTCAGCCTTTTCCTTGTCTTCGTTTTTCTCATAAACGCTTTTCAGTTCTATGAATCCGATAAATATAGACCCTGCAAAGGTTAGTATAGGCAATACTGGCAAATGTTTGGTTATTTCGGTATTTATGTGAGCAATAGCAAGCATCTGCATGGCATCTATGATTGTAATCATGAAAAGCATATTAAAGTATTTACTTATCTTTTCAATTGTTTTTCTTAACCCGACAGATGACCTGTATTCACCTCTTAATTTTGCTTTCCTTACTCCTGCCCATAGGTCAAGAAAAATTATAATGAAGACAAGAAAATATATAATCGCCAACATCACTACTTGCGGAAAAATTAACCTTAATATTTCATGTAACTCCTTATCAAATAATTGCATAATGTATTTTTTTTAATGTTATTATAAAAATTTCAACCACGCAAACATTTTCCGTTTTTCCAAATACTTCAAATCATTATCATTCCGATACGCTTCGCGCTCAAACGAAATGTTATGATAAGCTCCTTTTGAGCCATACTTAAACAGCTTAAAAATCCATTCAACTATGTACCAGATATAGAATGGCACATACAGCATCTCGCGCATTTGAGCCGTATGGATTTCCTCATGATTGACTATTCTGTCAGTCAGAATAACTCCGTTTCGGATAAACAGAACGCCGAACATATTCACCGCTGTGAACCCTTTGACAGGTATGATGTTGTTGTAATACTTTTTCATATTTTTATATTAATTTATTTGATTAAATAGCCAATAACTTCCGTCCCAAAGTATTGAAACAAGCATACCCCTGGTTGTTATACCGTAACTGTTAACAAGACTTCCGTTTTGCATCATCAATTGCTTACCTCCGCTGGCATTCACATTAATATTAACAGTTGTAGCATTATTCAATCTTATGTAATACACCTTTCCGACAGATTTAGGCGGATTAAAGTATAATGTTATATATGCTGTATTATAGCAACTTAAAAAACAATCATTTTCAGTAGGAACGTAACCGTCATTTGTATTTGAAATAGATTTTACGGCTAAATTCAAACCTGCAGCCATAAGGTTGAAAAAGTATCCTCCGAAAGACGGAGCCGGGTTAGCGTTGGAGTTTACTGCATTCCCGAATACTCCGCAAATGGCATTTTGGTTCATAGAAACATCCTTTGGAACATTTCCGAATCCCAAGCCGACAACTGCTCCTTTAAGCGTAATGCCTGTCGTTGACGGTATTGCTTGAATACCTGCCCTGTTAGCAAAAATACCTTGCGAGTTCATGTATGCAGTTCCATATCCGGATTCACTCCCGCCGGAGGCATTCATTTCCGCTTTTAATATTGCATTTTGACTATTTAAAATGATTTTTTGAATTCCGTTTCCGGTTACTGCATCTGAAACGCTTGAGGCAAGGATAAGACCGCCGTTAATTCCATCTAACTGCGCTCGCGGAGTTTTTGTGTTAATATCCGTAGAACTGTTAATCAGCGTACCGTCATATGCATATTGACTTGTAATCTTTCCGCCTTTAATTACCCAATCGCCTATATTAGCCATTTCAGCAAGCAAAAGATTGGTCGCAACACTTTCAAACTGTGCTCCGAAAGTGTTCCATTTTGTCGTGTCAGTCGGTAAAACATTTTGAAATCCGTTACCGGCATTTACTTGAGCTACATAATAATTTCCGTTATATTTGACGCAATCTACCCTTATGCTTGTTCCGTAATAGGTTTGAACTGCGGTATTACCATTCGTGTCTTTATTATATTCTCCCCTGAAAACAACAACCGGTCCGGTATCGCCTTTTGCGCCGTCAGAGCCATTTGTCCGCACAGGAGCACTCCAGTTCTGTAATAGATTTCCGGCTGAATCTTTCTTGGCAATCGTCATCCATAAATATTCCAATTGACCGACGCTTGGTATTGTGGTGGTCCAGCCTGCGGGATTAGCTGTGTTGTTTACAAGTGAAGGCGCCACAGTGGTTGAGCCATTTTTTGCATACCTATACTCGAAATAATCTCCATTCTTGCCATTGGTACCGTTTGTTCCGTTTGAACCATTCCGCGATTTTGTAAGCGTCATTACTTTGGTAAGTATTGGTGTTTTTCCTTCACAATTAATAGTTATTTCAACCTGGGCGCTGTCGGCTGACATTTCAGTAACCGTTACAGATTGATTTATAATAGACGCAGTGCAACCGGTAGCTGATTTCACAGCAATAGTAAAATATCCTGCACTCGCAGTACTTGAAATAGATAATTGTGTTATTCCTCTGTAAACAATAAACCCTGTACTTGATTTACTTGAATTGACTTCTCCTGTCAATGGTGTTCCAGTCGAATCGCAAGCGACTGTATGTGATTCATTCGTTAGTAAAACAGTATAGGCATCGGTTCCGTTGCCACCTGCTTCTCCGTCACCTAATTTGGCAATAGTAATGTCATCGGACAATGTCTGTCCGTTGTATGTGCATTTCGCACGGATTGTCCTAATTGATACGCCTGACAGGTAGGAGGCATTATAAGCAACAGCGAGCGTCGCTCCGGTACTTATTGAAACTTCAGCAGTTCCATTCAAATAATACCAGGTAACCGTTCCGGCGCCTGTCGTTACGTCGGCTCGCAGATTAATCGTTGACGGCGACGGCGTGCCGGTAAAACCGGGATTGTTGTATTTGAAAACCTGACTGTCGGCTGCAATGCTTAACACGCCTGCCGAGATACCCTGTTCTCCTTTTGACGCAATAATTATCCAATATATTGTATCAGTAGGAACTTTGCCGACTTGCGGACTGTCATATATAAAGCGGTAGGTAGATCCGTTATAGGTAACTTCGTCTCCTTTATAATAGGTGAAAGAAGCATTATACGCGCCTCTGAAAACTCCTATCGGCTGCGTGTCTCCTGCGGGGGATTGAACGAGCGTTCCTTTCAATACCAGCTTGCCGTCGCCTTTGGTGTTAAATTCCAAAGAATTTGTGCTGTTTCCTATCCGAAATGCATTATTGACGAAATCCATGAAATTTTGTCCGTCAGCCGAAACTATCCTGTCGGTGGTTATCCTGCCGGGAAGTATTTCGGTAAATCCGTAGAGTTCGACAAAACTGCGAGTTCCGTCAATCTCGGAAGTCAGGATTCCGCACAAAAGATGATAGAATCCGGTAACCGATTCAATGCCGATTGCCGTTTTGCTTAAGACAAATACCCCTGTTTCATCTGTTTTGCTTGTTTTGATGTACAGAAATCTCGGTTCGCCGTCCGGCATAGCGGGAGAATTGAATAATGGAATATTCCAGAATTTATAATCGGAAACTTTATGCTTCGACGAAATGTCCTTTATTCCGAGCGTCATGTGTTGAACGATACCGGCAGGGCAGCTCAATACTTTCGTATCATTGTTATATTTGATTTGATATGCAACCTGCTGCGGATTAGTCTTATTATCTACGAAACGGTATTGCAGGCTTTCGTCGCCTACAAGCAAGGACATTGTTTGCACGGTAATCGGATTGATTGCTTCGGAATAGTCAAGCAGTGCGCTTTGGAGCAGCTTCATTGTTTCCTGCGCGTCGCGAAAGCGACGCTTGGTAAACTCTACGGAACTGCGATAGTTATTTGCTATTTCCGTCGGAATGGCATTACGCACATCGTTGACCAATTCCTTAAATCCGTTTCCGGAAACAAAATCGGCAAGCGTTATCTCATATCTGTATGGCTTTTGACCGCCGTTTTCAAGATATTTCTTTACTGCCGTAACTCGGATTTCGCGGTTAATATCCAGCTTTTCGGAATAAACGGTTACCATTTGTCCGGTTTCAATCGTTATGCCTGTTCTTTTGAACAGAATATCGTCGCATTTTCCTTGTAACTGTACTTGCGTTTCGGCGTATTTATCCAGCCAGGCTTGCGCTTCTGCCTGCAATTGCTTTTCGGCTTTGTTGATATAAGCCTGCGGCATCTTCAACCCTGTCAGAATGAATTTATCGCCGACTTGGAAATTTATATCACCGGGTACTTTCAAGGCATTTTCCTGCTCATTGACTTTCAACTTAAATTGCTTTACATCGTTTTTCCAGCTTTTGTCAACGATTGCCAAGTCATAACCGGCTAATTGCCCATCCTGAAACGTTACAATCACTTCTACGCCGTCCAAAAGACAATCGGTAAGATTAAAATCTATATCGGAAGACTGCAAAGTGAAATTGTCTATCTTTTTCGTTACCTTAAACTCACCTTTTGGAAAAATACTGTCAAACTGCTTAGATACCTCAAAGCGTCCGTATTTGTCAACGTTCTTGCTTAATTGCACCTGTCCGTTTGGAAGTACGAGAAAATCATTGCCGTAATCAGAGCCTAAATTTTTATCACTACCATAAGGAAAAAGCACGGTTGTTGGCGGAACTTCGCTGACGGCGGTAACTTCCAACTGCTTAAATCCGGCTCCTTCACCCTGTCCTAAAATCAAACCGCTTGACGGATATTTTCTTTCGCCAACAAAAACCGTCTTGTTTTTTACCCAATATTCAGTTTCAAATTCAGAGGCGACGCGGTCGAGGACTTCGGAACATTTCATGTCTTTGAAA